GAGACTACTAACACTATGGAAGTACTTGTCTCTGTAGAAGAGTACTTTGACCCTAATCGCAGTTAACGCATAACGGGGTTGCAATCTTATCTATAGTATGATATAACTATTTATGTAAAACTACTCCTGCACAAATAAAAGGAGTGGTGCTATGTTTAAGAATATTTTAAAAGCGATTCAAGAGAATCAACAACGACGAGCAGACTATTGGATACTCATGAACTTGAGTGACAAAGAACTGCATGACATGGGGATCAGTAGAGGTGAAATCAGGCAAAAAGTCTACGGTTAATGCAGCGGGTAATTATACTAAGCCTAGTATGCGTAAGCGCCTTGTTGCTTCCGTTAAAGCTGGAGGCAAAGGTGGTAAGCCAGGACAATGGTCCGCCAGGAAAGCCCAGATGGTTGCAAAGCAATACAAAGCTAAAGGTGGAGGATATAAGTAATGAAAGTAGATGCACCTAAAGGCTACCATTGGATGAAACAAAAAGATGGTGGTCTGAAACTAATGAAACATAAAGATAAGTTTGTCCCTCATAAGGGTGCATCTCTTACTGCTAATTTCCCTGTACAAAAGAAACACGATGCCAAAAAGTAAAAGTCAAAAAAGTCTAACAGCTTGGACTAAGCAGAAATGGAGAACCAAAAGTGGTAAACCATCAACGCAAGGTCCGAAGGCTACAGGCGAAAGGTATTTACCTGCAAAGGCTATTAAGTCTCTTAGTTCTTCTGAGTATGCCGCTACAACACGAGCAAAACGAAAAGGCACTAAGGCGGGTAAGCAGTTTGTGGCTCAACCTAAAAAAGTTAGAGCCAAAGTAAAACCGCATAGGAAAGTTACATGACAGAAAAGCAACAGAAGTTTCTTGATGCCTTGTTTGGTGAAGCCGAAGGCAACCCAGTTAAAGCACTTAAAATTGCAGGGTATGCTCAGGGAGAATCCTCTGCAAGAGTTATGGCTCCTTTAAAGGATGAGATAGCTAACCGTACCCGTGACTTTATTGCTACCAATGGCCCTCGTGCTGTTTGGTCTTTGATGAACGTTATGACTAACCCAACAGACTTAGGTAATAAAGAGAAGATGGCTGCTGCTAAAGACTTCTTAGACCGTGCTGGTTTTGTAAAGACCGACAAGGTAGAAGTCAAATCAGAAAGCCCACTATTTATTTTACCCCCTAAAGAAAATGAAGCTTGATAAAACTTGGAAACTTCCAAAGCCTGACAAAACCGAAAGTGGCTATGTTTGGCACCCAGTAGTAAGAGTAGGTAGACAAGTACCATTTGGGTACTCACAAGATCCAGATGATAAAGATATTATTATACCTATTCCAGAAGAACTAGAACTGTACGAACAAGCAAAGAAACACCTAAAGCAGTACAGTTATCGTGATGTAGCCAATTGGTTAAGTGATCAGTCAGGCCGGCATATATCACATGTAGGACTATACAAGAGAGTTAGACTTGAGCAGAAGCGTAAGAGAGAAGCTGCAAACCAACGCTACCTTGCCGAGCGATACAAAGCGGCGCTCGACAAAGCAGAAAAAATCGAAGCCCAAATCCGTGGTGGTAGAGAAGAGTGCAGCCCAGCCGAAGCCTGAAGCTCTAGACTATGAGGAGATAGCTCGTGAAGTCATCTTTGAACCCAACGAGGGACCACAGACAGACTTCCTTGCTTCTACAGAACAAGAAGTATTATATGGAGGATCAGCTGGTGGAGGTAAGTCTTATGCTATGGTTGCTGATCCTGTTCGTTATCTAGGCAACCCTAATGCTAGGATGCTCCTAGTACGTAGAAGCACAGAAGAACTCAGAGAACTTATTTCAGTATCCAAGCAGCTTTACCCTAAAGCTATTCCTGGAATCAAGTTTATGGAACGAGATAAAACTTGGGTGTCTCCTAGTGGTGCAACTCTCTGGATGTCTTATCTAGACCGTGACGATGACGTTATGAGGTACCAAGGTCAAGCCTTTAACTGGATTGGCTTTGACGAACTTACACAGTGGCCTACACCTTACCCTTGGAACTACATGAGGTCACGACTTAGAACAACTAGAGCTAGTGGCTTACCACTCTACATGAGGGCTACTAGCAACCCTGGAGGTCCAGGACATCAGTGGGTCAAGAAAACTTTTATTGATCCTAGCACTCCTAGTGAAGCATTTTGGGCAACGGATACAGATAGTGGCGAAACTATATGCTGGCCAAAAGGTCACACTAGAGAAGGTGAACCACTGTTTAAACGTAGGTTTATACCTGCTACCTTATTCGATAATCCTTACCTAGCAGATGATGGCATGTATGAGGCTAATCTTCTGTCGTTACCTGAGCATCAGCGAAGGCAGCTACTAGAAGGTGACTGGGATATTAACGAAGGTGCAGCCTTTCCAGAGTTTAATCGTAAAGAGCATGTAGTAGAACCTTTTGACATACCTAGCAGCTGGGTAAAGTTTAGAGCTTGTGACTATGGTTATGGATCTGCTACAGGTGTACTCTGGTTTACCGTCAGTCCTTCCGAACAATTAATTATTTATAGAGAGATGTATGTTTCCAAAGTTACTGCTACCGATCTAGCAGATCTAATACTAGAAGCAGAAGATGGTGAAAAGATACGTTATGGTGTTTTGGATTCTAGTTTATGGCATAATCGTGGTGATACTGGGCCATCACTGGCTGAACAGATGATCATGAAGGGTTGCCGTTGGAGACCCTCAGATAGATCTAGGGGTTCTCGTGTAGCTGGTAAAAACGAAATACACAGACGCCTACAGATGGATGAGTTTACTGAAGAACCTAGAATGGTCTTTTTTAATAATTGCACTAATACTATTTCTCAAATACCAGCTATACCTTTAGATAAAAACAATCCTGAAGATGTAGATACACATGCAGAAGATCACTTGTACGATGCTCTAAGATACGGTATAATGACTAGACCTAAAAGTAATTTATTTGACTTTGATGCAAATAATCACCGCACAGGGTTTCAAGTTTCAGACGCAACCTTTGGCTATTAAGGATAAGACATGGAAGAAGAATTTGAAGATATGATGATGGACATGGAGGAGACTTCATCCATAAAAGATGTGGAAGAAGAAGACTACTCCGATCCAGCAGCAGGACAAATTGTTAAGTTCGTAAAAGAAAAATACTCAAAGGCTGAAACTGCACGAGAACTTGATGAACAACGTTGGGTTCAAGCTTACCGTAACTATCGTGGTATATATGGACCTGATGTTCAGTTTACTTCTACAGAAAAATCACAAGTCTTTGTCAAAGTAACTAAGACTAAAGTATTAGCTGCATATGGTCAGATTGCTGAAGTACTCTTTGGTGGCAACAAGTTTCCTATCACTATTGATCCTACTCAACAAGTTCCCTATCACTATTGATCCTACTGTTCTTCCAGATGGTGTAGAAGAGACTGTACACTTTGAGTCTAATCCAGATCAACGTAAAGCAGAAGAGGGGATGCCTGAACTACTTGCTGGTGAAACTTACCCTGAGTTTAGAGAACGTCTTGCAGGTATGCAAACTGCTCTTGACCCTGTTATGGATAACCTTAAGTCTGGACCTGCTAAGACACCAACTTCTCCACAGTTCCACCCAGCAGAAGCTGCTGCTAAGAAGATGGAAAAGAAAATACATGATCAGCTAGAAGAGTCTCACGCTAAGAAACATCTTCGTGCTGCAGCATTTGAAACAGCATTGTTTGGTACTGGTATTATGAAAGGTCCATTTGCTGTGGATAAAGAGTATGCCAACTGGGATGAAGAAGGAAACTACTCTCCTACATTTAAAACCATCCCACAAACTACCTCTGTTTCTATCTGGAACTTTTACCCCGATCCAGATGCAGCTACTATGGAAGAGGCAGAGTATATTGTAGAACGTCACAAGATGTCACGTTCACAAGTACGTGCACTAAAGAATCGTCCATACTTCCGTGAGAATGCAATTGATAATGCTTTGCGTCTTGGTGAGTCCTACAACAAAGAGTGGTGGGAACACGTAATGGAAGATAACTCAGAACAAGATCAAGCTCAACGCTTTGAAGTTCTAGAGTTCTGGGGTTTTGTAGATACAGAAATTTTAGAAGAACAATCTATTGATATTCCTGATGACTTAAAAGACTCAGAGCAACTGAGTGTGAATGCTTGGATCTGTAACGGACAAGTTCTACGTTTAGTAATGAACCCCTTTACTCCAGCATATATACCATACTTTGCAGCACCCTATGAGATGAACCCTTATAGCATCTTTGGTGTAGGTATTGCAGAGAACATGGATGATACACAAACTCTGATGAATGGATTTATGCGTATGGCAGTGGACAATGCAGCACTGTCAGGTAACTTGCTAATTGAGATAGACGAGACTAACCTCGTCCCAGGGCAAGACCTCTCCGTGTATCCAGGGAAGGTGTTCAGGAGACAGGGAGGGGCACCTGGTCAAGCTATCTTCGGCACCAAGTTCCCTAATGTATCTAACGAAAACATGCAGATGTTTGATAAGGCGAGAGTACTATCTGATGAGTCAACTGGATTCCCATCTTTCGCACATGGTCAAACAGGGGTTACAGGTGTTGGTCGTACTGCTTCTGGTATCTCTATGCTTATGTCTGCTGCCAACGGCTCTATCCGTAATGTAGTTAAGAATATAGATGACTACCTACTAGCACCACTAGGCAAAGCATTCTTTAACTTTAATATGCAGTTTAACTTTGAGGCTGATATTAAAGGTGACTTAGAAGTAAAAGCTCGTGGTACTGAAAGCCTCATGGCTAATGAAGTACGTAGCCAACGCTTGATGCAGTTCCTGCAAGTTGTACAGAATCCTGCACTAGCACCATTTGCACGTATGGATTATATTGTACGTGAGATTGCTAAGTCTATGGATCTTGATCCTGATAAGGTTGGCAACAATATGGCACAGGCAGCAGTCCAAGCTGAGATCCTAAAAGAGTTCCAAGCAGCTAACCCACCACCAGCACCAGAACCAGGAGTACCTCCTCAGGGCGCTCCTGCTGGCGCACAGGTACAGGATACTCAAGGTAGCGGGGGTGGTACCATAGGTACTGGTACAGCTCCTACACCAGGAGAACAGGGCTTCTCAGCTAATACTGGCGAACAACAACAGGTACAATGAAACTAGTCGTGAACAATACACTAAAGCCCTTTGTAAATAACCCAGAGTTATACACTCCGTTTATCGAAGAGATTGCTGAACGGATCGCCTTTACACATGTAACACTAGAACAGTCTAGAGAGATTGATGAGATCTATAGACTGCAAGGTGAAATACGTGCACTAAGATCATTACTACGTTTGAGGGACAAAATTAATGGCAGCTCCTAAAACATCTATTGTACCTAAACCTAGACCACGGACTAAAACTAAAGAGAAAACCTTACGTGGTAGACCTGTGTGGATTGATAATACGGGTGAAGTTACTGGTGAAAAAGGATCTAAGTATTCTGAAGTAACTACAACTATTCCTTGGGGTACTGAGTGGATTACTGCACCTAGTATTGATGAGAATGGTAAAAGACTTAGTGATGATGAAGTCAAACAACGTTTATTAAAAACTAGAGGTAAAGACTTTATTACAGGGGAAGAGCTTCCTACATTTTCTAATCCAGAAAAAGCTTCTGAGTATGCTATGTGGAGATCAGACACTATGTTTGATCAAGAAGCTATTGAGCAAGGTTTTCCAGAAGAATTTCCTATGGGGCCAGAACCTAAAAGAAAAGATCTTATAGATAGAAGTATTGACAAAGGTAAAGATTTTTTAGAGTACCTAACAACACCTAGCAAACATGGTGTTTTTAATGAAGGTGGTGATGTAGCAGCTCAGATGGACTCTATGCTACCTAAAAAAGGTATGAGCTACGGGGAATTAATATTAGACAATATACTTGGTTTAGATAATGAATACGAATCTTTTGGAGAAAAACTCGGAAAAGCAATTAATGAAGACGAAGTAGGATTTCTTAAGGATGCTTCAGTTGGTGCATACGAGGGTGCTAAAGAGCTTATAACCAGCCCAATACAAACTACTAAAAAAGTTTTTTCAGAAATTAAAGATGGCGTACAAAGACTTGGATCTGAAAATTTAAATACTAGACTTAACAATATGTATGGTGTAAGCTATGCTGATGCTACAGATGATCAGGTTAATTCTGCAAAAGAAGCCGTGTTTGGTGATGCTATTACTGCACTATCTCTTGTACCTGCAGCTAAAGCTACTGTAAGTGTTGCTAAAGCAGGTATTAAAAATGCTAACATAGATAAAGTAATGACTCTAGGTGAAACAGAGGGTTCTACTTTTAAAGGTAAATTAAATCTAGTCCACGGTTTTAACCCACCTACTGATGCTCCAAATTTAGTGCCTACATTTACAGCCTCTGAAAAGTATGGAGGAGAACGTTACGGAGAACTTGATGGAGCAGAAACTCCTGGTGGAAGCTATGGTGCTACAGGTGTATACCTAGAAAATCCTTCCGACCCTTTATTTTTTAACTCTCCAGAAATGCAAGGTTTTTATGCACCTAAGACAGCCCAAGTATCTGCACAGTTTAATAAAGCTTTTATTCTAAGGCCTGATACTTTAAAAGAGCTAGAACAAATTACAGGTATAAACCTGAAAGACTCTTTACCTAAAATTGAAGACGGAAACCTTAAAGAAAAAAATTACTTAGCAGAAGAGCAAGGAGCATTAGTTTCAGCAAAGTTAAAAGAGTTAGGTTATGATGGCCTTATAGTAAAAGATTTTTTTCTGGGTGATAAAGAAATTGATGTCTATGATAAATACGAGCCACTACGTAAAAAAATAGAGGTAAGGTACAAAGAAAAATTTGGTAAACCTATCCCTGAAAAAGGTACAAAAGAGCATCAAGAAATTATAGATTTATATAATAAACAAAATAAAGAGTTAGAAAAAATTTATAGTCAAGCAGGTATTCATCCTCTGCTAACTCAACCACAAATTATTCATTTAAAACCTGAGACACTCAGCACTGAAAAAGTTTTTCCTGAAAGCTTACAAAGTAACCCCAGTCAAGTTTCTGATCTACAAGGTACTCAGCCCATACGAGGAGAAAAGACTCCTGGTTATTTAGAAAGAACTTTAAATAAACTGCCTGAATACGACCCCAATACTTTAGGTAGTATGGGTGGTAATATTAATTTAAAAGGTGGCGTTGGTACAGGTTTACCAAAGGTAGATATGATTGCCGATACTCCTGCAGGAATAAATAATAAAACAGTAACACAATCTGCTGTAGATCTTATAAATGAACCTGCTTTTGGTGAAGGTTTTGCGGAAAAATTACAACAAGTTGCTGCTGAAAATAGTATTGCAGTAGGCGATAAAACTTTTTCACCAATGCAAGTTTATACTGAGTTAAAAGACAGAGTAGGTAGCGACGATTTTACAGTAGTACCCTCAAAATCTAAAGCT